TGTCTCTCCCGACCTTCTCTCTCCGGTTCGAGCCGGTTCGAGCCTTGTTGGGCCCTTTGAAGGTCAGGCAAGGCCATCATGGAACTAGTCATAGACAATCCAAAACCTGCCAAGGTGGGGGTAAAGAAAAAACCCCTAGTGGGGGCCGTTAAACCACGGATCATGAGCATTCCGTTAAAGGGAAAATCCAGGGGCGAAGAATTTGCAGAGTTTGCGGAAAAATGTGGCTATCCCTTGTTCCCTTGGCAGAAATTTATTGCCAATGACTTTCTAACCGTGGATGAAACTGGGGCGTTTAAGCGCAAGACCGTTGCGGTGATTCTAAGCCGTCAAAATGGCAAAACCATGCTTATTGCCTTACGCATCCTTTTTGGCTTGTTTGTGCTTGAGGAGAAGTCGGTTGTGGCAATGTCCTCCAAGCGAGGCATGGCTGAAGATACATTCCGTAAGGTGTGCTCAATCATTGAGGCCAATGAATTCTTAAGAAGCCAAGTCAAGCTCAACCGTGGTGAGGTTGGCTACCGTGGTAACGGCAAGGAGCACTTAGATCTACTCAATGGAGCGCGTTATGAAATTGTGGCCGGGACCAGTGACGGCGCACGCGGCAAATCGGCCAATCTCCTATTTGTGGATGAGCTGCGTTACATCAGTGAAGAAGCTTGGGCAGCAGCCAAGCCAATCACCATTGCAATGGGTGACAAGGCTCAGACATATGTGTGCAGCAACGCCGGAGATGCATTTAGTCATGTGCTTAATGACCTACGCGATAAGGCCCTCTCATATCCATCACCGACTTTAGGCTGGTATGAATACTCAGCACCTCAACATGCAAAACCCACCGACCGTTCAGCCTGGGCAGCTAGTAACCCAAGCCTGGGCATAACAATTACGGAATCGGGCCTTGAAGAAGCTTTGTCAGTAATGCCAATGGAAAAATTTTTGCCTGAGCACATGTGCATGTGGGTTTCGTCTCTTAGCAGCCCTTGGCCAATCGGATCATGGGAGGCTTGCGCGGATAGTAACCTTTCGTTACCAATTGGGCCTGACACATTTATGGCCTTTGATGTGGCCATATCAAAACGCACCGCAACCTTGGTTGCTGGTCAATATCTCCCAAATGGCAAAATTGGCGTAGGCATCATGGATCAATGGCGTTCTGACACCGCAGTTGATGAACTTCAAATAGCAGCAGACATCAAAACCAAATGGGTGGACAAGTATTTCCCGCGCATGATTATGTTTGACCATTACTCCACGGCAAGCATTGCTGCACGATTGACCGCAAGCGGTTGCAGAATGGTTGATGTGTCGGGGACGGCGTTCTATCAGGCTTCAGGGGATTTGCTGGATGCAATTGTTAACAATCGCATTGTGCACATGGGCCAAGAATCATTTGACCTTCAAATGAATGCTTGCGCGGCCAAAACCAATGACAGTGGTTGGCGAATCGTAAGGAGGGCCAGTGCCGGAGATGTCTCAGCTCCAATCTCCCTGGCCATGATTGTTCACAAAATGCAGGAACCAGTTTCAACCCCAATGATTGTTGCCGGTTAGACACGCCCAAAATCCCAAATGAGTTGAATGTCCGTTTAGTGTGTTATGGGGCTATTATCCGCCTATGGGTATTTTGTCAGCACTGCGTTTAGTCAAAGATGATTCAGACACGCTAAAAAGTCAATACAACCCGGCGGTAATGAATCAAGGCTACGGCGTTGGCGCATGGAGTGATTATGGAATGGGCTTTGATTACGCGGGCATTGATCTAAATTCTGCCATGCAGGTTCCGACCGTTTCAAAGTGCCGTCAATTAATTTGCGGAACCATTGCCGGAATTCCATTAAGTTTATATAACAAAACAACCGGAGAAAAATTAGGTTTGCCAGTGTGGTTGGAACAACCTGACATTAGACAACCGCGTTCAGTTACGATTGCCTATACGGTTCAGTCGCTCCTTTTCTACCAAATTGCATATTGGGAATGCACCGCAACTTATTCTGATGATGGAAGGCCAGCGCGTTTTGCGTGGGTTGCAAATGAAAGAGTCACACCAAAACTCAATGCGCGTAACACTGAAGTTGAATATTACACAGTTGACAATGAAGTTCGCCCACAAAATGGAATCGGAAGTTTAATCACATTCCAGTCACTTCAACCTGGGATTCTTGCAACCGGAGGCCGCACTATCCGCGCAGCTTTGGATCTCGAAAAAGCGGCTGCAATTGCGGCACAAACTCCAATCCCTTCCGGTTTCTTAAAAAATACCGGTGCGGATCTTCCTGAAGCGCAAGTGCAAGGAATTCTTGCAAGTTGGAAGCAAGCGCGAAATTCGCGTGGCACTGCATTTCTCACTAGCACTTTGGATTATCAAACAACATCATTCTCACCGAAAGACATGATGTATGCGGAAGCAAAACAAGATTTTTCAACTGAAATTTGTCGTTTGATGAATGTTCCGGCATACATGGCCTCCGCCGATGCAAATAAAAGTCAAACTTATCAAAACATTTTGGATGCCCGGAAAGAATTTTATGCGTACACCCTGGCTCCTTATGTTTGTGCGATAGAGGACAGACTAAGCATGAATGACATCACTAGTTCACAAAATGTTGTGCGCTTTAATTCTGACGAAACATTTTTGCGTGCTGATGCCAGTGCCCGCTTAGCTGCAATTGAAAAAATGCTGACACTTGAATTAATCACTTTGGATCAAGCAAAAGCAATGGAAAACTTATCACCGAATGGAGATGCATCATGAAGTTAACCTTTAGCACGCCAATCCAGGCGGCTGATACTGAACGCCGGGTTATCTCAGGCAAAATCATGGAATATGGGGCCGTTGGCCACACTTCAGTTGGGGCCGTTGTTTTTGAGCACGGATCAATTCAGATTCCGTCACCTGGCCGCATTAAGTTGCTTGCGCAACATGAGCCAAATAATCCGATCGGCCGTGCTCAATCTTTTAGCAATGAAGGCGAATTTATTTATGGTTCGTTTAAAATTTCTAGCAGCAGCAAGGGAACGGATTATTTAACCCTTGCGGCTGAAGATTTGGTTTCAGGTTTGTCAGTCGGTGTTGAAGTGATTGCATCACTGCCAACAGATACACATCTTTTAGTTACTAGCGCAAGGCTCATTGAAGTTAGCCTTGTTGAATCGCCCGCATTTGAAAATGCGATTGTCACCAGCGTTGCCGCAAGCCAAGCCGAAATTGAAGCGGCAAGTTCTACCAGTACAAAAACAACTACGATCAACACGACAATCGTGGAAATCGAAACCGAGACAGAGAGTGAGGATGTCATGACGACAGCCCCAGATAATACAGCCCCAGAAACTGCGGCAGAGGCTCCCGTTGTGGATGCCTCACGCCCAGTTGTTTCAGCATCTTATATTGTTGGCGAAGTTCGCTCACCAATTAAGACACAAGCGCAATATCTTGAGCACGCAATCAAAGCCAAAATGGGTGATGATACTTCACGCGATTATATCCGTGCAGCAGATGCACAAGCTAGAAAAATTGAAGCCGCTAACGATTCGTTTACAACTAATCCGGCATTTTCTCCGACACAATATGTTTCAAGCGTTATTGATACATCAGTTATGTCACGCCCAACAATTGATGCACTAGGTGGAGCACGCGCTTTGGCTCCTTCAGGCATGACAATCTCACATCCAAAAATTACAACAAATGCGACAATCGGAACAGTTGCTGAAGGTGCATCAACTGCTGCAACTCAGATTGTTTCCAGCTATGTCAATGCAACAGTGGTAAAACTAGCGGGCACTCAGATTTATTCAACAGAGTTGCTTGACAGATCAGATCCATCTTTTTATTCTGCAATGTACGAAAACTGCTTGCGCGCTTATGCTAAGGCATCTGATGCAGCAGTAATTGCAGAAATTGTTTCAGGCGGAACGCAGTCAACTGCACAAGCTGCGACGATTGCCGGACTTCAGGCATATGTTGCACAAGCTGCACCAGCCGTTTATGCAGCAAGCGGAGAGACTGCAACTGCATTCATTGCTGGAACATCAGTTTGGTCACTTCTAATCGGGAGCCTAGACACAACTGGTCGCAGCATTTTCAATGCAGCTTCACCAATGAACGCCAATGGCCAATCAACACCACGCGGATTGCGCGGCGACATGATGGGCTTGGATCTATGGGTTGACCAAAACATGGTTTCAACCACAATTGATGATGCAGCGTTTATTGTTAACCCAATGAGCATTGCAATTTACGAATCACCAAAGTTGACACTATCCGTCAATGTTGTTGCGACTGGTGAAATTTCCACAATGCTCTATGGTTATTTTGCGACAAAGACACTTGTTTCCGGTGGTCTGCAACGCTATAACCTAACCTGATAAAACCCTAAGCCGCTTACAGGGCTAGGAGGCCCTGGCCCTGTAAGCCTTATCAAAGAAAGGAATGATGATGGCCGCAACATATGTGACTATGCAAGAATTACGCGATTCACTGGGAATTGGCACGCTCTATTCAGATGCTACGGTTGAAGAATGTGCTCAAACTGCTGAAGATCTCATCAACTCATTTCTTTGGTTTAACACTGCACCAATTGTTGCAACTGGGCGTTCAGCAAATGTGGCAACGGCAATCATTGCAAACCCTGGTCAATTTGTAGTTGGTCAAGTTGTAACAATTAGCGGTTGCGGTGCAGGATTTAATGGCGCAAAAACAATCACTAGCACAAGCCCTTATCCAACTTCAGTGAGTGCCCCTTATCTTCCAAGCCGTTGGGTGTTCCCGCTTGGATACCAATACATTCAATATGCAAGCACTGGAACCGATGAATTGATACACCTTGTTCTACCTTATGGAACGATGACTGGCCCTGATCATAAAACTGCTTCTTATGCCAACACCGCAGCAATTCGTTCAGCCTCAATGATATTGGCAACAAACATTTGGCAATCCCGACAAGCTACGCAGAACGGCGGAATGGGCGTTGATGGATACGCTCCAAGCCCATTTAGAATGTCAAACACATTAATGGCATCAATTCGCGGCTTGCTTGCGCCGTACCTGAGCCCAGGCGCAATGGTTGGATGAAAGATGCCACCAGTCGCACTGACAACACTTCGCACAACGATAGCGGCAGCTTTAGCCAATGCCGGTGTGTGGTCAACCTTCAGCTTCCCGCCCCCAGTAATTCTTGCCAACTCAGTGATAGTTGCGCCCAGTGATCCTTATTTAGTTCCATCAAATAACTCACAAGCTTCAATTGCTTGCATGGCAAATTTCAAAATCATCATGACCGTGCCGTATCTAGACAACCAGGGAAATTTGAACGGCATTGAAAGCACAATTGTGGCCGTGTTCAATAAACTGGCCTCATCAACATTAGTGTTCAACATCACCGGTGCATCAGCTCCTTCAGTGTTGGATGCACCGAGTGGGCCCATGCTCACATCGGATTTCAGTATCACAGTTCTCACCACTTGGTCATAGGAGATAAAATGAGCGAAACAAACGCAGAGAATTTGGCTTGGCTTGTCAAAGTCGGTCAGATCAAGGATACAAAGGCTGCTAAGCCAACGACAACAGAAACCGAGGAAAAATAAATGGCTATCTATCTAAATAACAATGTTGGCGTGAAACTCGCAACCGCAGCCGCGCCAACAGTTCCTTCAATTGACATCTCAAGTTATGTGAGTGCAATTACTTTAACGCAAATTGTAGATGAGCTGGAAGTCACAACAATGGGCGATCTTTCTCATAAGGTAGTGGGTGGATTGCAATCTGCCACTTTACAAATTGATTTCTTTAATGACTGGGCAGCAACGCAAGTTATGACAACACTTAATGCGGCATTTGCAACGACTTTAGCCGTTTCCATGATTACCGTTAAGGGAACCGCAGTAAGCGCAACAAATCCTTCATACCAGTTCTCTATCTTTGTCAACAACCTAACCCCAGTGGGTATCGGCGGCGTTGGCGATGAAGCTGCATCCAGCATTTCATTCACAGTAAACACAGTCGTGACCGTTTCTCCAACGGTTGCATTCTAAGGAGCAAATAATGGCACGCTTAAAAATCACCAGGGCCTCAGGGGATGTGATTGTTCCAATCACCCCCGTGGTTGAATATGCGTTCGAAAAATACACAGGCAAGGGAATTCATAAGCAATTTCGTGACGAGGAAAAACAGAGTGACATCTATTGGTTAGCGCATAACGCGCTTTCCCGTGTAGAGGTCATTCCGCCATTTGGTGAAGAATGGTTGGGAACCTTGATTGCGGTTGAAGTTATGGATGACGAGCCCGAAAAAAAATAGAACGGGCAAGTTTTACCTATCTAGTGGCCTCACTAGCGGTGGAGCTTAAAATAAGCCCTAACGAAGTTTTAGATCTTGACGAAAGAATGTTCAAAGCCGTGCTTCAGGTACTAAACGACAGAGCGAAGGAGAGGGCCCGTGCCACTAAACATCACCGGCGTTGAACCTACTTTGAAGGCAATGCGCAAGTTTGATAGAGACTTGACTAAGCAAATGAACATTGAAATCAAAGCTGCAATGTTAACGATTCGTGATAAAGCGCGTGGTGATGTGCCTCAGGGGTTTCCAACATATCTTTCAGGTTGGGAAAAGCGCGGCAAGGTACAGAGCCAGGCCGTGTTCAATACAAGCGGCCGCGTGCGCAAATTCCCTCTTTTTGACACTGCTGAAGTCAAGGCAGGCATTGTCTATCGCCAAGGCAAAAGCATTCAGAACCGTCAGGGCTATAGGGCTCAGTATTATGTGCGCAACAACTCAGCCGCCGGAGCAATTTATGAAACTGCGGGCCGTAAGTTTCCGAGTGGCCAACCTTGGGTTGGGCCAAAAGGGTCAGGC